CCGGAGACATGCTCCACCTGGCCATGAAGGTCTGGAACCTAGACGTCGACCAGGCACTCTTCCGTCTGTCTGCTGAAATCCCAGAGATTCACAATTACAACTTCCAGCCCCACAATCTGCTCGAATACAAACGGGAGTATGATCGGCACGAAAGAGCAACGGCCTTCTGGCAGAAATGCCAGGAAGCATTGCCTCGCAGCGTCGAGATGAGACAGCTCAGAATGCACCTTGACATGGCTACCAGTCTCGGCAAAGAGATCTGGCAGCGGCGCGGCGGCCAGTATATCGGCTCAGCAGTCAAAGAGGACATCAACGCTGCAACAGGCCTGGCACGAAACCTGTTCAGCGGCTGCAAATACGATGGCTGTCGTAATAGTCGATTCTTCGCCACCGAGGAATGCGTAGTCCTGCCATTCGCCGATCTACCAGGCCGCTTGTCGGCTTTCCTTATCCACCGGCTGAACCAGGAAGGCACCGGAGCAGTACCGGTAGCCTACTACACACCTCTGCTGCCTCTAGGGACACTACCGCAGCAACGAAAGCTGGCTCCCGGTGTACTAATGCTCGATACACTCCTGAATCGATCGATCGACAGTGATCCAGTCCTAATTTTCCTCGACCCAATGCTGGCCGTTCGTATCCAGATTCAGCATTTACGTCACAAGGCCGAACCGTTGCCAATTGGAGCCATCTGGCCGGCGGCACCGGTCAGCGACATCCTGAGCAGCCATGTCCGCGACATCGTCTTGTGGACCGAAAAGCTTGACCTGGACGTCTTCCGTCACGCCAAAGCCCTGAACGCGCGGATCTCGGTCAGCACAGCGGTCATGCAGGAAGTTTATGGTCAACTCAAACGTCAGCCCATCCCGGAATGGATTCGTACCAGAGTACGCTGGTCCAAGCCATGGGAAGCCGCCCTAGAGAATCACCTGCTGAACATCTCTGTACCGGAAGCAGAATCAATCCTAATCCGACTGGGAATGGATAGCGAAGAACTGGAACGATTCCTTACCGGATGCTCGAAGAAGCTGCAGAACCGCATGGGGCAGTTCATGAAGAGCAGCCATCGCAAAGTGCTGGCCGTCGGCCGCGGCAAGTTTTACGAGACAGACGATGGTTGGTTCAACAACAAGAATGGTATGCAGATCAGCGACGCCATCATTCGCATCGAACGCACCATATACCGTCCAAGGTTAAAAACCATCGCATATGAAGGCTATGTCCTCTTCCACGGAAACAAGATTCCGTTTAAAGCTAGCAGCGATGATCTCAACAATAGAGCCACCAAATCCTGGCTGCAACGGTTCCTGGTAGCCAACGGGTACCCGTTGCCGCGTGTCTACGCCGCTGTTGACGCCGGTCTCTTCGACATCGCCGTAGCGTTTCACCCACCACAAACCATCCACGGAATAGAAGGTTACGGTTGGGACGAGACCAACAGTCAGTTCTGCTTTCCCAATTTCGCCATTCGTTATGATGGGTCCGTCTCCAACAGACCACCACTGGCCTTTTACAACTACGACGCACCGATGGGCGACTTATTACCGCCGGAGGACCTCGATTTTGCCTCGATCGAGGTGCTCAACGAATCACCATGGACATGGGCTGTTGCAGCATGCGTGCTGCACAATCTGATTGCTAAGTATTTCCGCTGGCAGCAGGTCGGCATCGGCATTACCGGCGAGATCAGCCAGACCTGTCGTGCCATTGCTAGAGCAATGGGATGCCCGGTCTACATCTACAACGGGCGCAGACCAGAACTGGCAGCCTACCTAAAACGCCGAGAGCTGGCAGGGGACTGGCCGTTGTTCATAGACGGCATCGAATTCGCTTCAGCGCCATTGCTGGAATGGCTGCGTAACAGCGAGCATAACTGCATGGCCTCAACGAACTGGTATGCCGCTCATGTCTGTGCCACCTACGGCGGCTGGTTCACGATCGAAGATGCCGTGGCCAACATCAAGGATGGTCAGCTTCTAGCTAGCAGCAAGATCATACCTGCTTTCCTGAAGTGGCTGATGCTCCAGAAGCTGCCGCGAAAATGCCAGAAGAACAGCCTGGACTTCACGGTCGATCTTATGACCGAGTGGTTCGAGAGTATCGGCGGCGACCAGGAAACGGTCTTAGACGGAAGCCGACTGGTCAACAACAGCGGCCCGATCGAAGCATTCAAGGAGATCCTCTGTAGTCTTTACGACGACGGTCACTTGACATTGCGTCCGGAAAACTACTCGGGTAAGGAGGTAGCTGCCCTGGTCTACAACGATCTGGGGCACCTGTGGATCTCCAAGACAGGCATCAATCAGGCTATGGGCAAAGCCTGGATGCCGGCCCTCAATACCGTCAAGCTCACAACAGTTCTGACAGAAAGCGGCGAGTTACTCTTCGAGAAAGAGTTCCAGGACCGTCCGGGCTGGGTAATCTGGATGAAGAGCTGGGAAAACTGGCTTCGACGGTGGCGTAGCAAAAAGCGCAAGTATCTCAAACTTATTGGTTAGGAAGAATTATGCTGTTCCGATGGTATGACCCGGTCAGAGAGGTTACCGTCCAATTCTTCTGCACCGACCGATATCAATTCGAGGCAGAACTGACCAGAGCCCTACAGGAATTCAGGCTCAACAATCGCGTCACGATGGGTACGTCCTACTACTACCCGATTGGCCGACTGGAGCTGTTTCTGGACGGTCGCTGGGCACAGATCAAGGACACCGACAGGTTCAAACCAGGCCAACCACAACACCACGCTGAGGTACCCAGTCGTGGTGCCTTCATTCTAAACCAGGAACCGCCAGACGACAGCATATACTACAAGCAGCATCTCGACGCATGGTGGAGCAATGCCAGCAAGATGGTCAAACTTTCGATTCAGCGTCAAAGTCCTGCCACGGAGTCGAAGGCGAAACCAGTTGCTCCTGTTGTTGCGTGAGCCGATACTGGGCCATCTGCACCAGGTTGGGCCACCGGTCCGTCCGGTGCCAGATGGTTGCTGCCGCATAGCATACCGCATGAGCAAAGTCATCAGAGAATGCCGGATTCCGTTGCACCGTGAAGATGTCAGCACCGCGGGCCACCTCGATCTTGTTTTCACGAAGAGCCAGGAAATCGTGCATGAGCCCACGGTTCTGATCGTTGACAAAATCGTAACGGAAGAAGCGGATGCCGCCCAGCTTGATACACTGGCACACGGTCTGCAAGCTGCGTGCCTTGTCAAGGTGCCAGTAGTTGCGACTGTGCTTGTCGTCGCTCTTGTGAATCGTCATCGGGTTACGAGCTGCCGAACGGTAGTAGACGATCGGCACCACTAGTTCAATTGGCAGCCCGGCCTGCACCATGAAGGCTTCACGGACGTCGCCCGAGCCGTTGAAGTCGTGAGCAAAGTAGTGACAATCGAACATCTTAAAGACCTGCAGACAAACCTGGGCTACCTCGACCTTCAGGTGCGGGAACAGTAACCGACGCCCGTAGATTACATCAATCTTGCCGTCAGGGCACAGCCCTAGCACGGCAATCGTTGTAAAGGAGACCTCATCTTCACCGCCACCACCCCAGTCAACTCCCATAACCCGAAGAACATACTTGTTCTTGATGCGCAACGGCTCAACTGGATTGTCAGGTACATTGTGCCAGGGCAAGATGGCAGCAGCCTGTAGTTCGGTCTGAGATACCAGCTTAGTGCCGACATCGTACGATTCGCCGAGCACTTCGTTGTAGAATTGTGGAGTAGTAAAGTTGCCGTAACCTTCCATTTTCGCCAGCAACTCAGCCCAGCGGACAGAATCGGCATAGTGGATGGGCATGATGATCTGCGGGATGTGATAACCCGGGAAGGTCCAGCGCCGATTGGGTACCTGGTGTTCCCAGCGGCCGTCACGCGGATAGATCGGCCGACGACATTTCAGGTTGGCACAGATCGTGCCGGGAATGTGCTCACTGATCTGATCGTGCCAGGGGCCGATCATCCTCTCCAGGTCATACCCCATCTTCGGGACGTTACGATAGCGACAGTTGCGACACGGGATGACCCACTCTGCCTGGCTGGAGGAATCGAAGAGACCCTGGATTGTGTTGTCGAGGGTCTTGGGAGTCCCAGTATAGAAGCTCAGACGCCACTTGCTGGCTGACATTGTCTCCTTGATGACCGGAATCAGATTCCGGTCCATGTCTTGCACTTCGTCAAAATTACAAGCGTGAGCCGAGATACCACGAATGCGATCCGCGTCAGTGAGCGCGAAACTGAAGAACATCTTCGAGAAGTTTTTGAAACTCCGCTGCAAGACGCTGTTCTCGGTACCAGTCCCAATCCATAACGACTTCACCGGCGACTGCTCGATGAACTTGCGGACATAGTTCGTCGAAAAACGGCGGATCTGCTCATAGAGCGGCGCAACGAACAAAGTCGAAAAATTGGGGATCGCATTTGAGATCAAGATACCACGGGCAGCCAGCGACGTGGACTTGGCAACCTGCCGGCCAGTCTTCATAAGCAGTTCGCGCGGCAGTTCAGTTCGGAAGATCGACTCGAACGGGTAATGGTCTTTGAGCGTATACGGCCTGTTTTCCAAGTTAAACAGCAACGGTAACGCTGGCACCATCGTCTGGATCTTGCCCGCACTCATGAGCTGACGAAAAGCTATAATACGATCGACAAAGCTGATGCTCCGATGGGTTTCATCAGGCTGGATAAGTTTGGCGATCAACTTGTCGACGTCGATAGGCTTGGTAGCTGCAACGGACTCGGTGGCTACAACGGCTTCCATGCTCGGACCCTTGACAGTTTGTATAATAGGTTCACCGGGCTGTGGCTCTGCCACTCCTTCGGGCTAGCCCGATCAAAAGATAGCAGGCACTCCGCAAGACGGCACGCCTGCACAGATCCAACACAGCTGTCTTCACGACCGCCGGCCCCGGCCGGCATTGTTAGGAGACAACCATGTCTCGAAAACAAAACGTTTGGGCAGACACGTTAGATCAGGCCACCGTTCCTGTCGTAGGCGCAGGCCTATTGATGTGTGCTGCCGGTTTCGGTCTGACACCACCGATCGTCGCAGTGGTGAGTATAGTCCTAATGGACGTGATCTTCACCCGTTTAAGCGACTGTATGGTGTGACCTGACTGTGTCAGGAAGACCGACATGATTCATCTGGCTCTCGATTGTGCTGTACTTTCTCTGGCTACGATCGCCGTCATGAACGTCTGGTTTCATGGCAGCATCTTCGATAGCTGGCGCGGGTACTTCGAGGCCAGAAGCGGGCGCCTGGGTGAGTTGCCTGGGTGCCCGCTGTGTTTCTCACCCTACATCGCCTGGACGCTGGCCTGGTGCTTTGTGATCCCGGCACAGTTCCTCTGGCCACCATGGGACACTATACTGCGGCTGCCTGTATACATCTGGGCGGCGATCCTGCCGGTCCAGCTCTACTTCTTCGGCAATCCGGTCAAATAGGAACTGGGCATGACCCACGATACATCCGAACCAGCGGTAAGCCAAGCCAAACTCGTTCACGAGCAGGTGTTTGCAATGCTGCAAAACGCAGCAAGTGGGGCCATGAACGTCTTCGCCGAACCAGAGGCAGTCATCGTTACCATTGGCTGGGACCCGTCATTAGGCGATAACCTGCCAACTGGCTTCATGATCAGCCGCAAAGGTGAAAAGATCGGGCCGGACGTAGTATTACGCGCCGTCCGACAGCTCAGCAGGATGCAGGAGATCTTGTTACGCTCCCTAGACCGCCAACTCGCGCAGCGACAGCAGATCATCGAACAACAAGAAAAGGCGGCTAATGAACGGAAAGAACGAGACGCCCAAAAGCAGTAATGCTCGTCTGGTCGCAACTCGTTTTGATCAGATGCTGAAAGAACCGAACATCGCGAACTGTTGAACGTGATCTTGGCTCGGGAAGTAGACTATGAGAGCCTCGTGACCATTACGGGCTGACCTTAACTTGCCCCTTTCCCTTGTTACTCTACTCCTGTACACCAATTCAGAAGGTACAATTGCCCGGACGGAAGCTGTTGGTATATCGGGAACCTCGAATGATTGGGCGTGGTCGGGAGCGTTCCGCATGAAGTCTATTGAACTATTCGCTGGGGCAGGCGGACGTGCCTTCGGCACTGCCG